GGGGCTGCGTCACACACCCGGTGACATTATTGAAATCTGTGATAACGACTATGCCGGGACCATGACCGGCGGACGTGTCCTGTCCATCGATGCCGCCAGCCGCACCCTGACGCTGGACCGTGAGGTGACACTGCCGGAGACCGGTGCCGCCACGGTGAACCTGATTAACGGCAGCGGTAAGCCGGTGAGTGTGGACATCACCGCACACCCCGCGCCGGACCGGATACAGGTCAGTACCCTGCCTGATGGTGTGGAGACATACGGGGTGTGGGGACTCTCCCTGCCGTCACTGTGCCGTCGCCTGTTCCGCTGTGTCTCCGTCCGGGAAAACACGGACGGCACCTTTGCCATCACGGCGGTGCAGCACGTACCGGAAAAAGAAGCCATCGTGGATAACGGTGCCCGCTTTGAGCCGCAGTCAGGTTCCCTGAACAGCGTCATCCCACCGGCAGTACAGCACCTGACGGTGGAGGTGAGTGCAGCTGACGGCCAGTATCTGGCGCAGGCTAAATGGGACACGCCGCGGGTGGTGAAGGGCGTGCGCTTCAGTCTGCGCCTGACCAGTGGTAAGGGAACGGATGCCAGACTGGTGACCACCGCCATCACCGCAGACACGGAGCACCGTTTCAGCGGCCTGCCGCTCGGGGAATACACCCTGACGGTGCGGGCGATAAACAGCTATGGCCAGCAGGGTGAACCTGCCACCACCACCTTCCGGATTGCCGCACCGGCAGCACCGTCGCGGATTGAGCTGACGCCGGGCTATTTTCAGATAACCGCCACGCCGCATCTTGCCGTTTATGACCCGACGGTACAGTTTGAGTTCTGGTTCTCGGAAAAGCGGATTGCGGATATCAGGCAGGTTGAAACCGCAGCCCGCTATCTTGGCTCGGCGCTGTACTGGATAGCTGCCAGTATCAATATCAAACCGGGCCATGATTATTATTTTTATATCCGCAGTGTGAATACTGTTGGCAAATCGGCATTCGTGGAGGCTGTCGGTCGGGCGAGCGATGATGCGGAAGGTTACCTGGATTTTTTCAAAGGAGAAATCGGGAAAACACATCTGGCCCAGGAGCTGTGGACGCAGATTGATAACGGTCAGCTTGCGCCGGACCTGGCTGAAATCAGGACGTCCATTACGAATGTCAGCAATGAAATCACGCAGACCGTCAATAAAAAACTGGAAAATCAGAGTGCGGCAATCCAGCAGATACAGAAAGTTCAGGTTGATACAAATAATAACCTGAACAGCATGTGGGCCGTGAAACTGCAGCAGATGCAGGACGGACGCCTTTATATTGCGGGTATCGGTGCCGGTATTGAGAATACGCCAGCAGGAATGCAGAGTCAGGTGCTGCTGGCGGCAGACAGGATTGCGATGATTAATCCTGCGAATGGCAACACAAAGCCGATGTTTGTTGGTCAGGGCGATCAGATATTTATGAATGAAGTGTTCCTGAAATATCTGACGGCTCCCACCATTACCAGTGGCGGCAATCCTCCGGCATTTTCCCTGACATCAGACGGAAAGCTGACCGCTAAAAATGCGGATATCAGTGGCAGTGTGAATGCGAACTCCGGGACGCTCAACAACGTCACGGTAAATGAAAACTGTACGATTAAGGGCATGCTGGAGGCGACTCAGGTCAGAGGTGACTTCGTTAAAGCTGTATCCAAATCATTTCCGAAACAGGCTGGTACGTGGGGTAACACGGAAACACCAAACGGGACGGTTACAGTCACCATCAGCGATGATCATAACTTTGACCGTCAAATCATTATTCCGCCCATTATCTTTAACGGAATAGCGTATAGCGATCCGGGAAGTGGTAATAACCCGGGAGGTACAAGATACACGGGTTATGGTTTTGAAGTTCGCAAAAACGGTGTATTAATCGCATCCAGAGAAACTAAAGGGGCCATTCCCGGTAGCTACAGTGCGGTTATTGATATGCCGAGTGGCAGGGGAAGCGTCACTCTGGAGTTTAAGGTTTTCCATAAAGGCAATCAGCGGGCAGGTAATATCACCGACTGTACGGTGATTGTGACCAAAAAAGCGGCTTCCGGCATCAGTATCCGTTGAAATATTTATAACCCTAATAACGGGCGCCAGAAATGGCGCCTTTTTTATTGCAGAAAATCGGGAGGTAATTATGCGTAAAGTTTGTGCAGCAATTTTGTCCGCAGCCATTTGTCTGGCCGTATCCGGTGTGCCTGCATGGGCGTCTGAGCATCAGTCCACGCTGAGCGCAGGATATCTTCATGCCAGTACGGACGCTCCCGGCAGCGATGATCTGAACGGGATTAACGTGAAATACCGTTATGAGTTTACGGACACACTGGGGCTGATTACGTCCTTCAGTTATGCCAACGCCGAAGATGAGCAAAAAACGCATTACAGCGATACCCGCTGGCATGAGGATTACGTGCGTAACCGCTGGTTCAGCGTGATGGCAGGGCCGTCTGTGCGTGTGAATGAATGGTTCAGTGCGTATGCGATGGCGGGTGTGGCTTACAGCCGTGTGTCGACTTTTTCCGGGGATTATTTCCGCGTAACTGACAACAAGAGGAAAACGCACGACGTGCTGACCGGAAGTGATGACGCTCGCTACAGCAACACATCTCTGGCGTGGGGGGCTGGCGTGCAGTTTAACCCGACCGAATCAGTGGCCGTTGATGTCGCTTATGAAGGCTCCGGCAGCGGTGACTGGCGCACTGACGGTTTCATCGTGGGTGTCGGTTATAAATTTTGATTAGTAACACAGCGTTATGACAGCCCGCCGGTTCAGGCGGGCTTTTTTGTGGAGTGGGTATGGCAGCAGTACAAATATCAGGCGTGCTGAAAGATGGTGCGGGAAAACCAATACAGAACTGCACCATTCAACTGAAAGCCAGACGTAACAGCACCACGGTGGTGGTGAACACGGTGGCCTCTGAAAATCCGGATGAGGCAGGGCGTTACAGCATGGACGTCGAGTATGGTCAGTACAGCGTCACTCTGTTGGTGGAGGGATTCCCGCCATCACATGCCGGGACCATCTCCGTGTATGAAGATTCTCAACCGGGTACGCTGAATGATTTTCTCGGTGCCATGACGGAGGATGATGCCCGTCCGGAGGCACTGCGTCGTTTTGAACAGATGGTGGAAGAAGCAGCGCGTCACGCAGAGGAGGCGAAGAAGAATGCCGGAGAAGCAGAGACGTCCGCGAGGAATGCCGGCATATCAGCCAGTAAGGCGGAAGCGAGCGCCGCAAATGCTGATACTTCAGCAGAGGATGCATCGGAGTCAGCCCGGCAGGCGGCAGAAAGTGCAGCCTCTGCAAAGAAGTCAGAGGAAGCGTCCTCGTCCTCAGCCTCTGAGGCCGCTCAAAAAGCCAGTGAGTCATTACAAAGTGCAACAGATGCCGAGTTGTCAAAAAAGACGGCAGAAAGTGCAGCCGGTAATGCAGCCAGGGATGCAACGACCTCAACAGAAAAAGCCCGGGAATCAGCAGAAAGCGCACAGTCAGCGGAACAAAGCAGAATAGCGGCGGAAGACGCCGTAAACAGAATTCCCACCGTGGTGGGGCCTCCCGGACCAAAGGGGGAACCGGGTCCCGCGGGTCCTCAGGGGCCGAAGGGAGATAAAGGAGAGCGTGGAGACACCGGTCCGGCAGGGGCAACCGGTGAACGGGGACCGGGAGGAGATACAGGTCCGGCAGGTCCGCAGGGGCCGAAAGGCGACAGGGGAGAGCGGGGAGAGACCGGTCTGACAGGAAGTACAGGTCCACAGGGGCCAAAGGGAGATACCGGGGCAACAGGTCCGGCAGGACCGCAGGGACCGAAAGGGGAAACAGGTGCGGCTGGCCCGGTGGGGGCTACCGGACCTCAGGGGGCGAAGGGCGACCCGGGGGAGACACAAATACGGTTCCGTCTGGGGCCGATGAGAATTATTGAGACAAACAGCTATGGCTGGTTCCCGGGTACAGATGGTGCGCTCATCACCGGACTGACCTTTCTTGACCCCAAAGATGCCACACAGGTTCAGGGGATGTTTCAGCATTTGCAGGTCAGATTTGGTGACGGGCCATGGCAGGATGTTAAGGGACTGGATGAAGTGGGCAGTGATACAGGCAGAACTGGAGAATGACATGAATATTTTGAGAAAGCTTATGCAGAGTCTGTGCGGTTGCGGAAAGCATGATGACTGTGAAAACG